GGAATAAAAGAAACGTGCATCACAAGCACTCTCAAGACCGGAGATAAGGAAATCACATTCGAGTTCCGAAAGACAAACAGGTATGCAGCGGACATCAAAGAGGAGGGATATATCAGAACCGACACGGACGAATTTGTTATCAAGCAGGTCGAGCCGAGCGGGGAATGGTACAAATGCACCGGAACATTGAACGTCGAGGAACTGGAGGGCAAACAATATCCGCAGGGATTTGAGACTGTGGAAAAGACGGTCGATGAATGTCTGACAGAGGCAATCGACGGAACTGGATGGAAAGTCATCCGGTGCGATGTTTCCAAAAAGAGAACAATCCGGATAGAACAGAACTGTTCTGCATGGGATGTCACTCAACAGGCAATCACAACGTATAGATGCGAGATGGTGTTCGATTCTCTGAACAAGGGAATTTCGGTATATGAGAAATACGGAGAGGACAGAGGAGCATATTTCATTGAACGTCTGAATCTCAAGCGGTTGCAGGTACAGTCAAACTCATACGACTTTGCAACAAGGCTCATTCCGATAGGGAAAGATGGATTGATGCTGAATATCGACGGGAAAAATTATGTTGAGAATCACCAGTATTCAAAGAAAGTGAAAACGATGACGTGGAAAGATGAAAGATACACGGATGCGGAGTCACTGAAAGAGGATGCGGAGGCGAAACTGGACGAACTTTCCAAACCATACAGGTCGTACACAGCAGAAATCATCAATCTTGTTGAGGCAGTGCAGGACGAGGAGAAAAAAGAACAGTACAAAGAGGTGTTCAGTATAGCACTGGGAGACACGGTGCTGCTGATCTCCAAGTCAACGGGAATCCGTGAGAGCCACAGGATTGTGAAATTCTATGAATACCCGTTGACGAAAGAAAAGAACAAGGTCGAACTGGCAAACACAAGACTGTCATTCGAGGAGGTTCAGAGAACCGAGCAAGAATTGTCATGAGGAGGTGAGAAAATTGGAAATCATTAGACACATCAAAGTGGATTTGTATGGAGACACACAGCATTTTGCAGTCGCAGCGAAACAGATGGACATGGGAACACGGTACATCGGAGTGACACTCATGGAGGACGGTGTCGTGTATGAGATACCGGACAATGTGGAGGTCATTATCAACATGACCAAACCGGACAAGACACACGTTCACAACGATGGAGAAAAGTCCGGAAATGAGGCTCTCATTCCTCTCACAAGAGGCATGTTGCAGGTTCACGGAACAGCGTTGTGTGAGGTGCAGTTGTATCAAAATGGTGCATTGCTGACGAGTGCGACGTTTGAGATGGAGATTTTTCCGTCACAGCGGGATGAATCGGAAATCATTCACTCCGGAGAATATACAAGACTGGAGAACACCATTGCAGCAGCGAGAGAGGCTCTGCAAATCGCACAGGACACACAGAACACCATTGATGCAGCAGAGGCGGTCAGACAGGCACAGGAGCGGTTGAGAGAGGCTGCTGAAAAGGCAAGAGAAATCAAAGAGAGCCGGAGAGAGGATGACACCGCAAAGGCGATTGCAAAATGTGTCGAGGCGATGGAGGCAGCAATCGAGCAGACAAAGAAATGTCTGACAGCGACCGAGGAGGCAAACAAAATCATCATCAGTCAGTCCGGTCTTGATGCGATACTGGCAGCAGTCAAAGACTATTATGAACGCATCAGAGAACTTGAGACGGACATCAACATCAATGTGGATGGAGGAACACCAAAATCAACCGACCTCCTGCTTGTCAAGGGAGGAACACCGTTCACGACCGATTATGACAAGTATATCGCAGGAACGTCACACACAATTTGAGAAAGAGGTGAAAAAGAATGGCAACAGCAACAATCACTCTGAAAAAGGGAACGACCGCAGAGTGGACGGAGAGCAAGAGGGTTCTCGATGATGGAGAACTGGGTCTCGAAACCACGACAAGCGGTCACAGAATCATCCGAATCGGTAACGGTTCGACCGAGTTCATGAGCCTCCCTGTCGCATTTGACATCGAGGAGGTCAGAGAAATCAAGACCGGAATGGACAAAGATGCAAAAACGTACTATGACGACATGGTCAAAAAGGGAACGGAGTTGCTTGCAGAAATGAAAGCACTGGCAACGACTGTCGAACTGGAGGACGATGCGACACAAATCAAGTATCGAATGGGTATCTCAAACGGTACGTTGTATTTTGAGGAAATCACAAAGGAGGCAAGTGAATAATGGCAGCAGGTGACAGAATATTCATGGCGAAAGAATCCACGTCGCAGGAGATTCTTTCCAACACAAAGAAAATTATCGAGGACGCAAAAGCAAAACCGAAAAGATACGGAATGAGAATCAACCTCCTCGACAGCAATCCGGCAACCCGTGTCAAATATATTTATGACGCGGTTGGAATGACACCCGCAGGAATGAATTTCGCAGGAGGCGGGTTCGATTATGGAGACTGGGGAGATATTTGGTTCGTAAAGAAAAACCGTCCGGTCATGGTAAGAACTGACGGAACGGTTGACTATGAACTGAATCATGAAAACCATGCTCTCAAGCTGAACGGAGGAGCATCGGACATCACAAAAACATCATACGGTGGAAATGCAATGTCCGAGATTCCTCTGATTTGGGTCAAGAGATGGACACAGAACAATTATCATTTTGTTGTGTTCTGTGAGGAGCAGTACGATGACACATACAAAGCATACGCACACACCGACGCAGACGGAAATGTCCTGCCTGTGACATATTTCCCGATGTACGAGGGTTCGGTTGTCAACAACAGGATGCGTTCACTCTCCGGTCTCACACCGACAGCGTCCATGACAGACGAGCAGGAGACGACCGCAGCAAAGCAGAACGGTGACAGATGGGATAAACAGTCATTTTCTGAAATCAACCTCATGTATGAAATGTGTACGATGATTACATGCAGCACCAACTCACAAGGCAAGTTTGGAAACGGAAACAGTCAGTCCGACAATTTCTTGCAGACCGGAACACTCAACGGAAAAGGACAGTTTTTCGGTTATACATCGACCACACAGGCAGTCAAAGTATTTTACTGCGAGAACTTCTTTGCGAACTACTGGAAACGTTTGAGAGGTCTGCTGCTTATCAACGGAGTGTATCATGTGAAAGCAGTTCCTCCGTACAACTCAACAGGTGCGGGGTACACAAACACAGGACTGACACCGTCCGGAACATCCGGAGGCTACTGTTCAAGAATGGAAATGGCATCCGACATCGGAAGAATCCCGACCGTTGCATCCGGAAGTGAGACCACATACGAATGTGATGGGTTATGGTTCAACAATACGATCGTTGCAGTTGCCCTGTTCGGTGGCCTCCGTGGCGACGGGTCGGGGTGCGGTTTGTCGTGCTGGTATGTGCACAACCCTGCGACGAGCGTGATCGCGAGCATCGTGGCGAGCCTTTCTTGTAAACCGCCTGTTGCTGCTGCGTAAGCAGCGAGGGGGAACGGGGGAGATACTCCCCCGCAATAAAAAGGGAGGTTCGGAGGGTTTACCCTCCGAG